AAAGTTACGTCTGCCATGTCAATAAAAGCCGTAGGGACCGAACTACTATTGTCACCAAGGCCAATAGTAGCACTTGCAATAGAAGCTCCTCCCGCAGTGTAGTTAGTTCCACTAACTTCATTACCTGTTGTGTACCCCGTAGTATCCACAGAAATAGAAGAACTATTAGTAAACATAGCCAGCTTAAATGTATCCGCTGCTATGGAACTACCGTCTCCACGAGAGTGCGTTGTCCAAAAATGAATTCCAGCGTTTATTTCTTTTTTGTACGTACCGCAAATACCAGATGTTCCTACAGCCATTACAGCCTCCTTATTATCTCTGCCATGTCCTCATGGCCCTGTTGTTTCATCAAAGCCCAGAGAGTTGTTCTTTCGCTTTGACACATCTTATTCATATAATATATTAGCACTTCTTTCAAACGTTGTCTGTGAGCATATGCTTGATCCCGTATAACAGGTGGGGCACTATCTGAAACCATCATTATCTTGTTTAAAGCCATCTCCGCCATATCTTCTGGAGAATGGCCTCTATTGTCACTAGTAAATACTAGAGCGTTTCCTATTTCACTTGCACCAACAGAACTAGACATTAGACGACGTCCCTACGAACTCGGTCGTATCGATATTGGTCACGAGTTTGTTTTCCCTCACCTAAATTCTTTAACCACTGAATAGCTTCTAGAAAACGGTCTGTGTATTGTTTTAAAATATCTGGCTCACCCTTCATAAAAGTGTAAGCTTCTACAAGACTTCCGTACAGAAGTGCTAGTTGAGCATTTGTTCCAAGCCAGCTTGTTCCATCTGCGCTTTCCGTAATAGAAGTTGGTCTGTAAAAGTAATGCAACTCCACGGTAAAGTTATCGTTTGGGGTAGGCGCTAATAAAAAAGTAGATTCGTCCCAATCAGCATAGTATTTAGGAACACCTGTCGTAGAAGCATTTGGCGTAAAATCTTGTAACATAGTTACTTGTTTGTATATTAAAAATTCTTTGTCCGTAGAATTTAATACGCTCAATGAATTTTGAGATAAAAAATCTCCCGGTTTTTGCAGATATGCGTTTCCAGTAGAAGCTGTTCCAGTTGCATTTTTTCTAAATACATCTAACTGACATTCTTTTAAAATTCTCTCCTCCGCGTTAAGAATAAACCGAGGAAGCTGACTAACAAACGTAGTCTCAGTATTCTGAACGTAGTCTTGAATTGCGGTCTTCAGAGTGGTGTATGTATATGCCATATCAAAAACTCACTTCGTAATGCTAACAGGACCAGCACTAGCAAAAGAACCGCCTCCTGAAACATTTCCTGTAGTAGCGGTGCCACTGCTGGCAGTAAAAGAATAAAAGGAAGATTGAAAGTTGGTGCTAATGTCTCCTGCAACAACTGTTATGGAATATCCAGAGGAAGATTCAACAACTGATTTTGTAAAACCGTCGAAGCCTTGAACTTCCCTAAACCTAACAACATCCCCTGTAGCACGACCATGACCGGGTTCAAAAACCGTGATAGCCGCAGATCCGCTAGACGAGGAAGTAAAAGCGTTAGCAGGTAGCAAAACTTCTACGGCGGGCTCTGTTCTATCTGGTCTAGGATCTCTAAGAGATTGCGGATCTGCGGGCGCTTTTATAGGCGTTAATTGAGGTTGCTTGGCTTCCCACTCATCTTTGCCAACGAGCATACCCGTCCACTCTTTACGCATATCATGTAACCGATACGCGGCTCCTGAACGATCTGAAATGCCCAAAGCATGTTTATTAGAAGCATACCTAGCCATTAAGATACCGCGCTAACAAACGTATAAGATGGAACTAGGTTAATACTTACCTTATCCCTATCTTCGTCCGCAGCCCTTATAAACTCTTCTTCGTAAAGTCCTTTTAAGAGTTGAACCCTGTCCGGAGATCTTTTTAAAGCTATGTAATATGCTAAACCCGCAGCTAGACAAGGGTAAAACCGAAAAGGAATTCCAACAGTGTTTGCGGAAGTGTCCGCGTCATCTATTCTTACCAACCTATCGTATATAAAAATGTCCGTGCTGTTTTCAGGGGTGGGCCATATTTTAAGAACGGGAGTAATCTGACGATCTACATAGTACTGTGTAGGTCTTCCTGTCGTTGTTTTGTTGGGTATGTTTAAAAAAGTGTCTCTACTAACCCTGGAGATAGACACGTCCGTTCCACTACGACGAATTACAGCGGATAAAATATCTATTGTAGCGCGAACGTCTTCAACACTCAGGTCAGCAGCTATCGTAGTAGTGGTAGCAGAACCACCGCTATCTGTACTGGAAATGGTCTCTCCAGCGGTAAAAGATCCATTAGGTATGCTCGTGGTAATTGTAGTAGAGCTTGGCTTTGTTAAAACCACCGCAGTTGCTGCGCTGGTTTGACCTGTGATGGTGTTTCCCAGAACTAGGTTGGTGGAAGCCCCGACCGTGGCTGTTATAGTACCTACTGGATATTCGGCAAGACCCGACACAACCGGTTGGCTTACTTGATCCATAGTCCAGCGATTAAGACCCCTATTGGCCCAATCAGCAAAAAGAAAGTTTAAAGACCGACGAGCGGTAACTGCATCATAACCAGTGCGGAACTCTAACCCACACCGTTCAAACGCTTCTTCAACGTAATCTGCTACATCAGGCTCAAAGTCCTTAGATCCAGAAACAGCCATTGTACAAAAAACCTTTCACGCTAACTTCAAATCATCCGTACTGTTTTAAACAAGTAATGACAATTGAATACGTATCGCCACTGCTGTGTCCTACAGTAGTTAACTGGATGTCTCCTGTGTTTCCACCAGATGCAGCAACATTTGGAAGACCGCTTATATCAGAGTAATCTAATGTATCCGAATAATCTGCGGGAAGTTCCGCAGCTATGACATCAGTAGTAGCATCCCAAAGAAATTTTACGCTCATGCCAACATTAGTAAAAGTTATGTTTTCAATGCGGACCCCTGTACAAACAGTTCCGTCTTGCAGTGCGGCAAGAGCAGAAACATCTATTTTAGTGACCGCAGCCTCACCTGTTCCATCACTAGTGTTTGTAAGATAAAAAGTAGCTTTTTTAGGCCCGTCTTCAACTTTGGTAGCTGTTACAGCATCAGCCATGTTCGTCTCCTTTCACATTAGTAAAGGGCAGGGAGGATAACCTCCCTGCCTAAACTATTAGCCATTATTAAAATCGACGTTCATGCCAGTAATACGAATCCAAATTTTACCTGCTGTATAAGCCGCGTTTGTTGCAGTACCTTGTACAAGGTACACATACTTTTTAGTCAGAGCCGCCATAACAGCCCCAGCATCAACAGAGTTATAATAACCTAAAGTAAGGTCCCCGTTGTTCATCATCTGAGTACCAGAAGCAACCGCAGCACCAGAAGCAGTAGTTCCTGTAGCAGAAATGTCTACGTTAATGTCTGGGTCGCCACCAGTTGGTACTTCTACGCAACCAAACTCAAGAAGAATAGGAATACCATTAACTTCTTTCGTCAGCTCTGCAATGTAAGCATTTGCATCCGTGCCATTACCAATAATTCTATCACCCGTTGCAGAACCATCAAAGCCGCCATGAAGGTCAATAAGAATGGAGGTTACAATAGTGCCGCCAACCTTATTCACAAAAGTGTTAATAGAAGCATCTGGAATACCAGATCCATGAGCATTAGGAGTGATGCCAAAGATAGTAGCACCAGTATCCAAACTAGCGTTGTTCGCTCCAGCAGCCGTAGCTGTTCCTGAAAAACCGTTTGTATCAACAATGTTGTTAATACCAGACGTTGCAACAGTTTGAATTTCAAACTGATTCTGAGTCACCGCACCAGTCGTGCCGTTCGTAGTGATTTGTTGAAAACCGTTTTGCGAACGGACGGGACCGTTAAAGGTTGTATTAGCCATTTTACTTTCTCCTTACGAAAGAACGGCCCTAGAGTCTTCGTAAGCGTCTGCTGGGACAGTCGCTAGGGCTATGATTCCCAGAAATAACTTGGGGGAGAGTTTCCTCCCCCCCGTGTCATTAGGCTCCTGGAGAGCCGAAGATACCGCGAGGGTCAGACCACCCGAACGCATAACGTTCGCGAGCCTTGTATCTCACATTACCTGTGTCGAAGTCGCCTTCCATAGAAGTCCTTACGGCTGTGCGGTTAAAACCTTTCAAGCCATTTGGAGCATCTGTCATAATGAAAAACGCATCCGTGTCGTTTAAGAAGTGGTTAACGGCGTAACCTTCCGGAAGCATTCCCATGTTCCGAACGGCATTAATGTCGTTATCCGCTGTTCCTACACGAAGAGTAGACTCAAGAAGACGATCCGCTGTGAATTGAAGTTCTTTTGGAACAATCATTTTCATACCACGAACCGCGACTTTAAGACCGCGCTCATCGACAAAGCTTGCAATATCAATCAAAGCTTGCTCAAGGCTGGTCTCATTAAGATCAGCCGCTGTTGCAAGTTCATTACGGAAAGTATTGCCGGTGACAAGAGGATGGTCAGTAGCACAAAGCTCTACGCCATCACCACCTGTAAAGGAGTTGTCAAAAGCATTGTTAAGAACCGCAGCGGCCTTAACTTGCTTTGTTTGGCTCATGCTGCGAGCGAGAGCCCTTGTGTACCGACTTGCAAGTCGGTCATAAAGGTTATCCTCAACAGCTTCTTCCGTGATTGAAAAGGCAAGTGCAATTGTTTCCATTGTGTAACGAGCAGTATAAGCTTCCTGCGCGTCATCAAAAGATACGGCACTACCTTCGCCTTTTGTCGGTGCTGCCCCAAAACCACTGAGCATCACTTCTTCTTCAAAAGCACGATCAGAACTTTCCATAGAAAAGATCTCTTCATGCTCACGATCATATTGATCGTATTCCATTCCGAACAATGCGTTCAGGCCGGGTTCCAACTCCTTAACGAGTTGTGCTCTACTAATAGCCATTTTCTAAACCCTCCTAAACGCCAGTGGTTGAAGGTGTGCCCGCTGCAATGGAACCCGTAGGTGCATTGAAGGGGTTATTCAACCGAACGATTGCGCCAATTCCGGCAGCAGTGAAGTCCTCGTTAAGAGCATCTTCGACCCAGCCCATAAGCCGTAAAGTAAGGCTATTAGTGGTGGCTAGGGTGCTGACGGCAAGACGACCATACGAAATGCCAGAAGTATCACTACCTGTGATACCCGTGGACAAACTAGCATTCAAAAACACGCTTGCACGAGCGTTTGCTTTGCTGGTTATAGTCGCATCAGTTGCAATTACATACAATTGACTAGGGTCGTCATTAATGAAGGCTTTTACCGGATGGTTACTATCCGCTCCAGATCCAGGCCAGTAGTTACTCCAAGTTGGTTTTCCAGTGGTGCTAGAGACATACTCGCATCCTTGAAACACACCTAGGTGACTGACAGTTCCGCCCGCTGCATTTGCAGTGTGGTCAATAAATCCCGAAGCAAGTGGGATAACAAGTTGACCGTGGTAGATTTTGTCAGTGTTACCGTTAGCAATTTCATAAGGAGTATACCCCGTAAGACCAGTGGAATTGGCACCTCCACCCAGTTTACTGAGCGGACGGAGGCCAAAGCTTCCGTTAGTATTAGCCATTTCTCTTGCTCCTTAAAGCAATGGGGTTAAAACAGTAGTCCCTTAGATCATTCGACCTTGGGACCTCCAAATGTAACACGCGATTGGCGTTCAGGTTTCTGAATTGCCATCGAATGATGCTGGGTCTCTTTCAGAAGATCGTTGTCAACAGCTTGCATCGCATCTTCGCTCATTTTATTGAAGTACGATTTACGCTCGGCAACAATTTCTACTGGAATACGAGCCAGCAACAAACCGCCCACACCAAATACTCCTTCGTATCGGCCACTGTCTAAGGTAGGTGCTTCAAAGTCGGGATACTCTTCCTTCCGTACCAACTCCCACCCTTCTCTCATACGAGCGGAAATGTTTTTACGGTCGTCGAAGCCTCGAACTTCGGAACGAATCCACCTGTGGACATAGCCTTGTGGCGGGTCGGGTGCATCCAATAAGGATGGGGGTTTCCAAGGTTGCCTACGAGGTTTTGCCGTTCGGGTCTTGGAAGCGCGAGGAGCCCGATCAATTTTTTCTTCAGACATCAAATTCTCCTAACGTTTGTGTTTCGCGTACTGATCCAGAGGAACACCAAGTTTCTTTGCTATTGCAACTTCACTTGGGGATAACCGTACTGTTTTGCGCCCGGTAGAACCGGAGCGAGTGGCAGAAGCTACGGACTGTTGAGGTCTTCGGCTTTCTGTATGCAAAGTATTCCCATCAAACTTATGCGGGAACGCCTCACGAATTCTTACATCTACTTCATCGTAGTACGACGGAGACTCTGTGTCAAAGCCTTCTTCTTCAACAAGTTTCTTGTGAATTCCAAAAGCAGCAAAAGTCATAGCCTCGTCTTCACCGAACCAATCGTTGCGACTAGCCCACGCTTCCGCTTTTGGATCTGCCCGGACAGGAGCAGCGGGTGCCTGCTGCACGGGTTGAGATTGCTGCATTTGCTGGGCTTGCTGCATTTGTTGGGCTTGTTGTTGTTTAGCAGTTCTAACCCGTTCTTCTTCAATAGCCATCTGCGCCAACTTTTTATTGAGGTCCACCTGTGCGGCGGTATCGTTGGTAGCAATAGCTGTTTCTAAATCACGGGACAAAGAGTCAGTTTGACTGGCTACTCTGTCACCGTATTCTTCAACGTACCCTTGATCCAAGCTTTGAACCCGGTCTTTTAAAGAAGAATTTTCGGCTTGAACACTTTTAGCAAAGTGTATGGCAGCTTGTTGTTGTCTTTCGGCTTCTCTAGCTTTTTTAGTAAGCTTGTCTATTCTTTTTTTAACATTCTTACTGTAGTTCTCATGTTCTTCTTCTGAAGATTCTAATTCAACACCTTCTTCAGGAACGTCTTCTTCGACATCTGAAGCATTTATTTCTACCTCTACGTCTTTGCCGGAAGTTGGAATATCCACTTCTAGTTCTTCGTTAGTTTCTGGCATGGTTAGTCTCCATGTTAATAATGCAGGATATCATCCGGATCCTGTATAACGGCTATGACCTCATCGTCATTCAAAACGCGAACTTCTCCCCCGTCTATTTTAAAACGAGCGCCCGCATATCTACCAAATATAATCCAATCCCCTTCACGGCACCACGCACCACTGGGAAACTTTGTTTTATCGTCATAGGCTAGAGGTCCTGTTTTTAGAACGTAACCGCAAACAGTGGCTACAGATTCCCTATCCACAACAGAATCTGGCAACAAAACGCCTCCTTCTGTTTTTCCTTTCCCAGCATAGGGGAGTATTAAGAGTCGCCATCCGGTAGGGTTTGGAAGACGAGCAAGGGTCTCTTCAGGAATTTTAGAAGGGTCTAGCACTCTTTCGTCAGGTTTGACGTAAGCTTTTTCAATAGAAACAATATTATCAACTTCAGATTTTTCCGACATTAATCCGCCTTTTCTAAGATTTCTCTCAACTCCTGTCCTATATAATCTAAAGATTC